GTTTAACTCTTGATCAATGATTTGTGTTTGTTGGTCAAGGTCTAAATCCTTGAACTCGATAAAGTCTGCTTCTTGGCAGCAAACTATTCTGTTTCCCTTAATTGTCAGGCAATAAGGACAGTATTTAATGTCAGAAAACTCTTCCAAATAGGTCTGAAATAGTGATTTCATGTGAGCCTATCGAAAGCCATTTCCCAGAGAACATCACCTGCTAGATCGGTGAGCTTGTTTAACTCATCCTCTGTCAATGGTGTTCCATCTTCATAGCATCCACCTGAGAAGTAGGCATCAGAGAAGTCTGGATAATCTCTGCTGTCTACTCCATCTATCTCTAGGTCTATGACCTTTTTTCCATTAAGAATCGGCATCACTTGCCCCTTGCTTTCAGCATGGCATCGGCTTGCTGATAAGCTGATTCAGCAATTTCATAAATGGTTGAAAAATCACAATCTTCATTGTGAAGAATTGCGTCCTCAATTCTCAATGAGTACATAGCTTTAGCGGCAAAGTAATCACGCAAAGTCATCCCTCGATCAGTTCCAAACTTTTGATGAAATTCATTTGCAATTGGGTCAGGTTGTGGAAATGCTGGTTCATTTTTCATATTCACTCCTATTTGTTTATCAAAAATGTGGGTTATTTACTGCCCACACCGCTAATGTGCCACACCTTTTTAGCCTTTTATACTAGGATTTACCCTAATAGACAGCACTTTTTTCTATGCTAATCTGAAAAGACTTGTCCTATTAGTAAATAGCCCTTCTACCTACTTCCTTCTTCTTATGCACGTTGAAATACTTGAACAAAGATGCGCTGAAGCCTTGCTTGGGTACTCTCAAACAATGGCAGATGCTTACACAACCGATCCAGAGGACTTAGATGCTTCTATGACCGCTTTGCTTGCTAGAACGCTAGAACTACATCTAAACCGAAAAATCAATTTGGAGAACCTTTTCAAATGACTCAAGCCATGATCATTAAAGCTCTACAGAATGGGCCACTTACTTCACAAGAAGTCTGTGATTTAACAGGGATGCCTAAATCCTCTGTGCTGTCCACAGCTAAGAAGTTGAGATACAAAGGTGAGCTAACCACAGAAGAGGTCAAGGTTGGTCGCTATAGAGTAGCTAGGTACACCCTTGAACCACACATGATTGAGGCTCAAAAAGTTGTCAATGATGAGCCTCGGTGCTTGCTGAACCCTTTCGACATCAGAAACGCCAAAGGTATCTTCAGTAAATCAGAGTATGCGGTGATGAATGCACAGGCTAAAAGATTGCTTGGCAGACCAAAACCTGTGAAAGAGATTACCAACAATCAATTCATTTGATACAATGTTTTGAAACACGGCTAGATGCGAAGTCATGAGCGCATTGAAAAGAGAAGTCTCCCCTCCTGCCGCAGTTTCTTTTAGGGAGAATTGGAACATGAGACAGCTATGCACTACTACAAGTTCAATATTGCCGACTATCGGAAAGATACAGGCCATCTATCAACAATTGAACATGGCATTTATCGCCAGTTGATTGATTGGTATTACCTTGATGAACAACCAATTCCAGAAGAAACCCAAATGGTTATCAGGCGGTTACGTTTGGGTTCTGATGAGGTTAAATTTCTTCAAAATGTTTTGTCAGATTTCTTTGTTTTGGGCAAAACAGGATACACACATAAACGCATTCAAGTTGAAATTAAAGATTACCATGAACAAGCTGAGAAAAATCAGCGTAATGGGAAGCTAGGTGGTAGGCCAAAGAAAACCCAGTCGGTTATTTCTGGGATCCCAGAAGATAGCCAAAATAACCCTAACCAAGAACCACTAACCAATAACCATAAACCAATAACCAATAACCAAGATAAGAAGGCACTCGGCAAACGCCTCGCTAATGATTTTTCTTTTCCATTGGAATGGGAGCAGTTTTGTAAAGAGACAAGGCCAGAGCTTCACCCCACCAGAACCTTTGATCAATTCAAAGATTATTGGATTGCCCAAGCTGGTCAAAAGGGTGTGAAGTTAGATTGGTTTGCCACTTGGCGTAATTGGGTGAGAAACACAAAAGCAGTAAAACTTAATCCTGCCGACATTGGCAGGGTCACAGTTCCACCATCAAATGAGCCTAATCTTGTTTTGCTAAAGATTGAAGCTGATAGAAAAAAAGCAGTTCCTCCATCTTTGGAGACTTTAGAAAGAATGGCTCAATTAAGGGGTAAAGCATGAAAGTTTTACCAATTAACACTTTTGAGGTTGAGCCTTGGTTGCTTGAAAAACACTACGCCAAGCGTATGCCACAAATTATGTTTGCGTTTGGACTTTATAAAGATGACATTTTGGTTGGTGTGGTGACTTATGGAATCCCTGCGTCACCATCTCTTTGCATGGGAATCTGTGGAAAAGAATATACAGACAAAGTTTTAGAACTAAACAGAGTTTGTTTGTTGGATAACCACAAAAACGAAGCATCATTTCTTATTGCGAATTCAATTAAGTTATTGCCTAAACCAAGTATTGTGGTTTCTTATGCTGACACAGGAAAAGGCCATATAGGTTATGTTTATCAAGCTACAAACTTTCTTTACACAGGACTTTCAGCAAATAGAGTTGATTGGACAATTAAAGGACAAGAACATAAACATTCAAAAACCATAAGTGATGGCTTGACATTAGAAGAAATTAAAGAACTTCATGGGGATGATTTTTATTACACAGAGCGTTCAAGAAAGCATAGATACATTTCGTTTCACGGGTCAAAAACTGACAAAAAAGTCATGCGATCTAAGCTGAAATACGAAGTTATGCCATATCCAAAAGGTGACTCACAGAGATACGACTCTGGAACAACTGTTAAAACTCAACAACTTTTATTTGTATGAACTACTTTGAAGCAATGAGACTGTTAGACAAGGTTAAAGAGGGTGTTCCTTACCCTCTCCACCTGATAAACAAAGCCTTGGAGTTAACTGGTGACTTGGAGTAGAAGAAACATTCAAGGCCAAAGCGATAGAGTAATCCTTGAGCAAGCAGAAGCAAGGGAACTTTATCGCAATTGGGAGTCATCCAAGAATCGTGATCTCATTCGTGCCAGACTTGAGAGAGCAGAACGAATCTATGGCTCTGGCGCTAGAGACAGAATCCGAGAATATATGAACAGAATTAAAGATGGGACATTGCTATGAGCTTCATGGTCACTTTTAAAGTAGATGCTGACCCTGTTGGCAAACAAAGAGCAAGGTATGCAAAGCGAGGAAACTTTGTCCAAACTTACACCCCTGACAAAACAAGAAACTATGAGTCTTTAATCAAAGAAGCCGCAATAGAAGCAATGGGAAGTAGCGAACCATTGGAAACCCCTGTAACGCTGTATTTGTACATCAGAGCGCCAATCCCTAAGTCTTTGTCCAAAAAGCGCATAGAAGCCTGTTTAAACGGCTTAGAGAAGCCAATTAAGAAGCCAGATGCATCCAATGTGCTTAAAAGTGTAGAAGACGCTATGAATGGAGTTGTTTACAAGGATGATTCTCAGATTGTGAATATCCATGTTTCCAAGGTTTATTCAAGTGTTTCAGGAGTAGATGTTTGCGTTAAGGAGTGTTTGGAATGAGCAACCCATTTGAGATTATTGAGCCAACTTGTATTAACTTCTCAGGAGGTAGAACATCGGCTTATATGCTTTATCGAATCCTACAGGCTCACGACATGAGCCTCCCACCCGAAGCAATTGTCTGTTTTGCAAATACTGGGAAAGAGTGCGAGGAGACCTTGGAGTTTGTCCATGCTTGCGAGACAAACTGGGGTGTCAAAATAAATTGGCTTGAGTACAAAGCCCACGAAGTGCCAAAAGAGAGGTTTAAGGTTGTAACTTACGAAACAGCAAGCCGAAATGGTGAGCCTTTCTTTGACTCAATTAACCAAAACGGCAAGCCATATCTTCCAAATCCAGTTGCCAGGATATGCACAATCAACATGAAGATTCGGGTAATTCACCATTATTTGAAGTCCTTGGGTTGGCATCACAACGAAAACATGGATTGGGTGGGGATTCGAGCAGATGAGCAAAGAAGGGCAGCCAAGATTGACCGAAGCAGAACACCCTTAGTGGCGGCAGGAATCACAAAGGAACACGTTGGAGCATTTTGGAAAAGCCATGTATTTGACCTTAAATTGCCAAACAACAATGGGGTAACGATGCACGGGAATTGTGATTTGTGCTTTTTAAAGCCAGCCCACCAGATTCAGTCCCTGATCCAAGAAAAGCCAGAAAGGGCTTTATGGTGGATGAAGATGGAAGCTCACGCCAATAGTTCAAACAAGACCTATGGCGATGGAGCAAAGTTCCGCAAAGACCGCCCAAGTTATGCAGAAATGCACAAATATGCTTTGGCTCAGACAGATATGTTTGACAAAAACGAAGAGGGAATATCTTGTTTCTGCGGAGATTAGGGTAAATCCCTATTCAAACACCAATCAAACAAGACTAACATTTAATTTTTAACAGGAGTCAATGATGGAAAAAACTTGGGAATTTGACACAACCACAGGCGAAGGTAGCGAGATCGTTACAGTAGTTTACGAGTATGAGAACGATGGTGAAACTACCTATAACGAGTCGATCAAAGAGGTTTGGTTTGAGGGTCGCAATGTCATCGGGCTATTCTCTGACGAACACTTCAAAGAACTCGAAATGGAAGCAGCAATGCGTTTCCAACACCATAAGCTGAACTACAAGCACGAATGAGAAAGCGAACTAAACGCAAGGTCTGGGCATTGATTGACCCACTTACTCACGCAATAGTAGGTGCGTCAATCACCCACAGAGACAAACTAGACAAGCTCAGAATGATGGAATACTCAGCACTAGAAGCAATGACAAAGGGACAAGGAACAGTAACCGATTGGCGTACCCTTGTTGACGTTCTAAACCTAAGTGAAACGATGGCAAGGCACAACATCGGAAAAGATGAGGTCTTACCAGTTTGCCAAAAAGCACAAGATGCCTTACATCAAGCGGCAGAACGCTACCAAAACACAATGAAAATGGGTTTATCAGGTGAAGGCATTAAAGCGGTGAGGGATTTAATTGAATATGCTGATTTACAACAATCAAGCATTAGTCGATCAGAATTCGAGAGATATATTAAGAAAACCAAAGATTATATTAAATCAAATAATGATTTAGTCGTGGAGATAATATGAACGAGCCAACTAAAGCCATTCAATACATAATAGATACTGCTCCACTATATGCCAAAGCCAAAGCCGACAGAATGTATTTAGACGAATACAGACGCAGTAAACACGCACAACTAAAAAGTCTTGCGGGTACTGAGGTACTTGGAAAACAGGACACCTTTGCTTATGCCCACCCAGAATACATCGAGATTTTGGAGGGTATTAGACAAGCCGTAGAGCTTGAGGAGCGTTACCGATGGCTAATGACGGCTGCTCAGGCACGGGTGGAGTGCTGGAGAACCGCCCAATATTCAGCCCGCATTGAGCAAAAAGCAACCCAATGAATAACAAACTAAACGCAAAAGAGAGGTTGCACCTAGCAAGGGTTAAAAACCTCCCGTGTAGCGTTTGCCAGGCACAAGGCCCAAGCGAAGCCCATCATTACAAGCAAGGTCTTCAATACACTTGCATAGCCCTTTGTGTTGATTGCCACAGAAACCCAGTGCTTGGATGGCATGGGCAAAAGAGGGCTTGGGCTATCAATAAAATGGATGAAATAGACGCATTGAATGAAACCATCCGCAGATTGTGTGAGGATATGCCTTTAAAAAGCGATAAAAGCCCCTTTTAAGACGTTTTTCAGGGCTTGTGCATACCAACTATGCCAGACGTAAAAAAAGAGCCTATAGCCCTTATTTGACAGACAACAAAAAACCCTCCGTAGAGGGCTTGAAATTAGCGTTTTGTAAGTATTCGCAAAATTAGGGCTAATGTTGCATAGATCATAAAGCCCCTTAATAAACGCAAATGCCACGGGAATAATAAGAATCTACATTTTTGCCCTCTGGGATATCATCAGGGCGAATCAAATAAAGCGCTGCACCCCTTGGATCACCTTGGATATAGGGCTTAATTTCAACTTGTGACATAGGGCAGCCTTGAAAAGCCCATTCCCTAGTGTTTCTCATGCCAATAAAATGATTAAGACGCTTTTTAGCCCCTTTTTCTCTGTCTGCAATGGGTGAGAGTTTGCCTGAGTATTCACTACGCCAAAAAGGTTTGCCAGCCTCATCCCGTTCAACACACCCGCCATCGATACCGCATTCAAGCTCATGCCATCTTTGCAAGGTCATGCTTATTTTGCGAAGTTTCTCAGCCTCAAACGCTGTAAAACCTAAGTTTATAAGAGTATTTTCTTGTGCTGTAATGCGCTGTTTTTCACGTTTTGTCATTGCCATGTTGACACCTATAAATTGAAAACCTTGGGAAATTCCAAGGCCATAAGCCCCTAAATTAAGGGCTTACAGTCTTAAAATTAAGCGTTTTCAGGCACTTCTACGGGTTTCACAGAGGGTATATAGCACCATGCGGGCACTTTGGCTGGGTGTTCTTTTCCCATAGGCATGATGACTCCAATAAAACTGTCATCTAATGGAAAACTGACAATAGCACTTGAAGTTCCCCGTTGCAAAACTGCAGGAATCTGACGTTTTCCAAAAAGTTCCTCAGATACATCTACAAAACGCACCATCAGATCAGGGTTAAAAGTACCAGGCGAATTATCCTCAGGCTTGAAAATTAAGGGAATCACTCTGTCAGTATCTGGAAACCTTGCGTCATGCGCTGAAAAACGGGTAGTTGACTGAGAATCAATACACTCTACTGATAAGCCGTTAACGTCAAAATGAAGCCACTCGTCAGACTGTTTTTTAGTTCCTTTTAGCTTTGCAAGTGCATCAGTAGGCAAAACAACATTGATTTTTGTATCTGACCTGATTCCATCAATCAATAAACGGCCTAGAACATGGCCATCAGTAGCTTCTAAGTACGTTCCCCGATTGTCACGGACAACATTGATGCCTTGCAAATAGTAGCGAATATCTTTTTTAGCTGCCAAGTGGAGCATGGCGCGGATAGATTTGCGTTGAATTGAGAATTTCATTGTGAACACCTATTGAATTGAAATAGTGCAACATTGCACCGCATAAGCCCAACCCGTGAGCTTATACGTTGAAATTTTACTTTATGAGCACGTCAAAATAAGCCAACATGAGAGACAAAGCCACGCAAAAAAGCACAATGCCCCCGATAGTTTCAAGAATGATAGTTTTCATATGTTGACCTCTTAGCCGTTTTTAGCGATAAGGTTGAAAGAACGGAGATAGTCTCTAGCTGCCTGGTAAGTATCGGTCATGATCTTATCGGCTAAGTCGCCTTGTTTATAGAGCTTGACAATGTAATAACCGCTTGGCAATGTGCGCTCAAAAGTAGTGTAATTGCCGTTTTTTTGTTCAGTAATTTTCATGATATTAACGCCTATTTATTGCACTTTCCGATTGAAAGTAGGATAAGAATAGCACCAAAAAAATAAAAAAAACATAGGGATAAACCCTTAGATGATAGAATTTATTTAAATTATTTATTCAAGGGGATGGAAATGGCGGGAAGACCCTCAAGCCCTCAGACAAGGAATTTTCTCAGAAGATTGTCAGACCCTCAGAGAATGATACTGTTGGCGGCGGGAAATGGTGACTTGTCCAAAGGTTTTGAAAACGTATTAGACCTTTATCACTATGCCCACAATGAGGGATATAGATCAGGCATGGAATTGAATTCCTTACAAATAGGCCGCGCAACAACAAGCAACCCCAATTCAGATCAATCTATAGTAGGTAAGGTAAGAGAAGATATAAGGGAAGACAAGGTAAACGGGTAAGCCTGGAATAATTCAAGTACATCAAAATAGGTGCATCTGTCTCGTTCATGCAACTAGTTATAAATCATAACGATCTAGGGTAAACCCTATGACTGTATGTGTGGCCAGTACTGTAAGGATAACCATGAGGGTAAACCCTAGGTTGTATGGGGGGGGAGGGGGTGGTGATGGGTGGTAGAAATTTGTGGTACTTCCTATCCTCAGAAAAAGTGAAATTGAAAGGAAAACATGGAAACGACTCTAAAGCGTGGAAGAGGAAGGCCGAAGGGGAGCGTCAAGATGACGATACAGAGGTTTGCTGACAATCCTCCTGCAATACTGCCTAAGACTGATCACCAGAGGCTCAAGGAGTTGAAGGAGTTGATGATTAGGAGTGGAGGTAAGGATGTTGCTCAGAAGGTGATAGAGATAGCGTTGAATGACGAGCATCCGCATCAATTGGTGGCTTTGAAGATGTGTTTAGACAGGACTCTTCCTGTTAGTATGTTTGAGAAGGATAAGTCTCAGAGGAGTGCTGTGACCATCAACATCACTGGGTTAGGTGAAGAGCCGACAATAATCAGTACTGAACAAGCAGAAGATGTAGAGGCTAAGTATGGCTGATCTTAATTTCTCTCTCTTACCTTGGCAACAAGAAGTATTCAAGGATACGACTCGGTTCAAGGTTGTCGCTGCTGGAAGGCGTTGTGGTAAGAGTAGGATGGCGGCTGTAACACTACTGATAGAGGGATTGAAGTGTCCTCAAGGGTCTGCTGTGTTGTATGTGAGTCCTACGATGGGTCAATCAAGACAGATTATCTGGGACTTGTTGTTAGACCTTGGTAGAGAGGTTATACAGAGTAGCCATGTAAATAATCTAGACATTACCCTGATAAACGGGGCTAGGATTTATGTTCGTGGGGCTGATAGACCTGATACCTTGCGTGGTGTGTCTTTGACCTATGCGGTGTTAGACGAGGTAGCGGATATTAAGCCCGAGGCTTGGGAACAGGTTATTAGGGCTTCTTTGTCTGACAAGAAGGGTAGAGCGTTGTTTATTGGAACGCCAAAGGGACGTAACTGGTTCTATGATACCTTTAAACTAGGTGAGAGTGAGGATGATCCTGATTGGAAGAGTTGGCACTTCACTACTGCTGATAACCCTCTGATTGACGCAAAAGAGATTGAATCTGCCAAGAAAACCCTTAGTAGCTTTGCTTTCAAGCAAGAATACATGGCTTCGTTTACCAATGCGGGTTCGGATATTTTCAAGGAAGAGTGGATCAAATACGGGGTTAAGCCTGAACATGGAAGCTATTACATCGCTGTTGACTTGGCAGGATTTGAGGAAGTTGCCAAACAAGCCGCTAACTCTAAGAAACGTTTGGACGAGTCTGCTATCTCGATAGTGAAGGTGACAGACGATGGAAAGTGGTTTGTTGAGAAGATAGAACACGGGAGATGGGATATTCGTGAGACTGCCTCTAAGATTCTGATTGCCATTCGAGACTACCGCCCTTTAAGTGTGGGGATAGAGAGGGGGGCATTAAAGAACGCTGTTTTGCCCTATCTAAGCGACCTGATGCGAAAGAACAACACTTTTGCTCATATCGTAGATTTGACCCATGGGAATAGAAAAAAAGCGGATCGAATCATCTGGGCTTTACAAGGAAGGTTCGAGCATGGCAGAATTGTGTTAAATTCGGAAGAAGATTGGGATGAGTTCGTAGACCAGTTAATCCTGTTCCCCGCACAAGGGGTTCACGATGACTTGCCTGACTCCCTTAGTTACATTGACCAACTTGCTGTCACTTCGTATATGGAAGAAGATGACTCCGAGGAGTGGGAACCAGTAGATATTATTAGCGGGGTATAAGATGGAATATCAAGAACCAACCGAGTCCGACAAGGAAATAGTTAACTTTGTTGTTAACCATTGTGATCGTTGGAGGGATTGGAGAGATGTTAACTGTCTTGATGATTGGCTAGAGTACGAGCGTATCTTCAATGGTGAGTGGGATGTCCAAGACAAGACAAGGGACTCTGAAAGAAGCCGTATCGTTACCCCCGCTACCCAACAAGCCGTAGAGACACGCCATGCCGAGATCATGGAAGCAATCTTTGGTCAGGGTGAGTTCTTTGATATTCAAGACGATATTCGTGATGTCAATGGTAGTCCTTTAGATGTTGCTGCCATCAAAGCACAACTCATGGAAGACTTTAAAGTAGACAAGATTCGCAAGTCTATTGACCAGATTGAGTTGTTGGCTGAGATTTATGGTACTGGCATTGGTGAGATTGTTGTCAAAACAGAGAAAGTCTATGTTCCTTCTACTCAGGCAATACCTGGTCAAATAGGTCAAGCCGCTATCGGAGTAGTAGAACAAGACCGAATCGCAGTCAAGATTGTTCCTGTTAACCCCCGTAACTTCCTGTTCGACCCTAATGGAACATCTATTGATGACTGTATGGGTGTGGCTATTGAGAAGTATGTCTCTATCCACAAGATTGTTAAAGGTCAAGAAGAAGGTATCTACCGCAAGGTAAAGGTTGGTACTGACTCGATGGACACGGACTTAGAGCCTACACAAGAAGTCTCCCAGTACGAAGATGACAAGGTAAAACTACTTACTTACTATGGCTTAGTCCCTCGTGAGTACCTAGAACAGTTGGAAAACGAAGATGGTGAAGTAGAAGATTTCTTCCCTGATGACACTATTCAGGACGAGTATTCCGATCTGGTTGAGGCTATCGTAGTGATTGCCAATGATGGTGTTCTTCTGAAAGCAGAAAAGAACCCATACATGATGAAGGATAGACCGATTCTTGCTTATCAGGATGACACAGTTCCTAATCGCTTGTTGGG